ATAACAGCCTCGGGCATGATAACTGCATCTGCAGGTATATCTGCTTCTAACATTGCATTTGTAACAATACATGGAATTGGAATTAATTCATCTACAATTATTACAACTAATGGTGCCACATTAGGAAATAGTTCAACATTTGATGCTCATACACTTACAGGAAGAACGACATTTACAGGCAATGTAACAGCTTCGAATAATATAAATGCAGCCGGAGATATAAGTGCAAGTGGGGCAATAATAACATCAACGCTTAACGGAGGACCAACTGGAGATCAATCTGGTAGTCTAACTTTATCAGGTAGTTTGTTATTAAGAGCAAATATAGCTGAACCAGCTGTTAGTGCAAGTGTATTGTTTGCAAAATCAACTCCAACAGATAATGCCGATGATACAGATTTAAGATTTGGCAATTCGGGTTTAACTCCAGCATTTGCTTGGGTAACTTTAGATGATGATGGTACCGATACTAGTAGTGAAACTCTATTTGGTGTTGGAAGTGCTGTTACATCTACAGTTCATAACATGGACGTAGTACATGATACTTCAACAAACGGAACTAGAATACATTCCATGATAGATGGTGTATATAAAGTCACCGGAAATTACATATTTGAAGGTACTAATGCATTAACAACATTAGATATTAAAGTAGATGGCACAACAGTACATACACAAATTCCTAGGGTACATAGTTCTGTAGATCCAACAGAAAGAACACATATCTATGTAGGAATAGTTAATTCCGGAAGTTATGTAACAGCAACAGCAGATGGAAATAGTTTAACCTATGATGTAGGTTCAGTATTAATGGTAGAGAGATTAGCGTAATATGCCAACAATAGATTTATTATGTGACGGTATAGTATCAGAGACGTTTGCAGTCTCTATTAATAGGGCTCATAACGATGATACGAATCTTGCTGAAGCTTTATTAAATCAGGTAGCTATATCAACTTTAGATAATCTACCAACTAACGCCGATACAGTAACATCGGCACAAGTATTCTATAGAGGAGGTGTTGATGCAAAGTCAATTGTTTCTGTAGATGTAAAATTACTAGATTCAAGTGGCACGATGTTAGTAGAAGAGGCAAATAATCTTAGTGATACAGATCTTACTACTTTAAGTAATACAGGAGTTGCCACTACAACCTCCGCGGGCGACTTTACGCCGGCTATGGTTAATGATATGCGTCTTCAAATAAAACATGCCGGTAATGTTTCCGGAACCCCAGTCCTTCAACTAGAGTTTATTTTTGTAAGAGTTGTTTATGTAGAAGTAGTGCTACCATTGTATGATCAGGATGTTAATAACATACTTTTACAATCTGGTAATATACATATTTCCTCCGGTAATATATCTCTTTAATCTACTTTTCAAACATATTTATATAAAAAGATCTTATTATGGCAAAGAACATTGCAATATGGCCAGGTTCATCATCATTTTTCTCCGGAGATACACCTTTTGGATTATATGATAGTGATTCTGCATTTGAGTCAGATACAGATAAAGTAGCCGATTGGTGTGCTAAAAGATTAGGATATCCTTTAACTGATATAGAATTACAAGATATAAATTTTTATACTTGTTTCGAAGAAGCCGTTACTGAATATGGTTCACAATTAAATACATATAATATTCGAGATAATATGTTGAATTTGTATGGATCAGCAACTGGATCAAATTTAACTCAACAAAAAGTGTCTCCAAATTTTGGTGGTATAGTCGAATTGGCAGAAGATTATGGAGTTGAAGCTGGTAGTGGAGGAAATGTAACATGGTATACTGGTTCTATTACTGTAACTCAAAATCAACAAATTTACGACCTAACAGATTCATCAATTGTAACATTAGAAAATGGGACACCTGGAACAGGGGCAATTGAAATAAAAAATATTTTTCATGAAGCGCCGCCAGCTATAGTAAAATATTTTGACCCTTTTGTTGGAACTGGTTTAGGATCACAACAAATGTTAGATAGCTTTGGATTTGGAGGAATGTCTCCTGGAGTATCATTTATGATGATGCCAATATATGCTGACATGTTACGATTGCAAGCAATTGAATTCAATGATCAAATAAGAAAATCAGCTTATTCATTTCAATTAATAAATGATAGAATCAAATTCTTTCCTATACCAGATGGTTCAAATTATAAAAAAGTTTATTTTCAATATATTTTAAAATCAGAAAGAGCCGAACCTTTAAAAGGAGATCATGGTACAGTGTCTGATTTTTCAAATGTTCCTTATCAAGATATTGTTTATACTCGTATTAATGCAGTAGGTAAACAATGGATTAGAAGATACACATTAGCATTGGCAAAAGAAATGTTAGGTTATGTAAGAGGTAAATATTCTTCATTACCTATACCAAATGCAGAAATAACATTAAATGGCTCTGACCTATTATCGGCCGCAGGAACAGAAAAGGATGGCCTTATAACAGAACTTAAAGAGATACTTGATACAATGTCAAGGCAAGCACAATTGGAAAGAAAGGCAGCAGAAGCAACTGCAATGCAAGACCAATTTACTAAAATACCACTTAAAATTTATATAGGTTAATTATGGCTTTATTCGGATCAGCAAGAGATGCAAGTTTAGTAAGATCTATCAATAGAGAATTGATTAACGACTTTATTGATACTGAGATAGCATTCTACAAACTTTCATTAGATGATACCCAAGCTAATATGTATGATGAAGCAGATAATAAAATATATTATGCTCCAATGAGATTTAATGCATTAGTTCAAAAAGATGAAAAGTCTGTAGTAGGAGATGATTATGGAATAGAATATACAAGACAAGGTGTATTTGCATTTCATAGACCAGATCTCAAAGATAATAATGTAGTAATTGAAGAAGGTGATATTCTTGAATGGGACAATGAATTTTGGGAAATTGATAGTGTAGGTGCATCACAATACTGGAGAGGGATTAATCCAACATCTGACCTAGGAAATACTTTACAGACCGGTGGCAAAAATATAACCGGCGATGATGATACAAGAGAAGAATTTGGACAATCAGTTTCAGTAGTATGTGGAGCACATGTAACAAGAAGAAATAGATTAAATATACAAGAAGTGAGATCAGGAATTAATAGACCTAATAGTATACCTAGAAACTTATAATGGCAAAAAAAGAAATAAATAAAACATATAGTACTTTTTCAAATAATGAAATTGTTAATCGCGCGAATCAAATTCGCCGTGACAATGATACTATTAAAACACCTAAATGTACTATAGAAGATGTCGACTGGGCAATAATGTCATATATAAGAGATGAAATTAATCCAGTAATAATAGAAAATGGACAGACAATTGATATTCCTGTAATGTATGCTAATGGAGAAAAATGGGCACAAGTACAGTCTAAAGGATATATGAGAGATCGTAAAGGCAAAATAATGACTCCATTAATTAGTATTAGAAGAACGGCAATAGCAGAAAGAGATTCGTTAAAAAAATTAGATGTTAATCGGAACCCATCTGGAAATTCTCAAGTATTACAAAATAAATTTACTACTGTCAATCGTTATGATAGATTTTCTTTAACACGCGGTAAACAACGACTTAAAGAATTTTATGTAACATCGATACCTGAATATATTGACGTCACATATGAATTATTATTATGGTGTGAATATACAGAACAAATGAATTCAGTTATAGAACAAATAATGCCTACCGGTGGATTTGCCTGGGGTACAACTTGGAAGTTTCCAACATTCATATCAGATTATTCATTTGAAACAGTAAATGCATCGGGCGAAGATAGAATAGTAAGAGCTACATTACCATTAACAACAAAGGCAACATTGTTAATGTCAGATGAATTAAGAAAATCGACAATTGAAAAACGTTATTCTATAAAGCGTGTACATTTTGCATCAGAGACAGAAAAATTTGATGTTGATGTAACAAATGCTCCTCCGGAAGGATATAATAATACACATAGATTATCAGAAAACCAATTCCAAAAAAATACAGGATTAGAAAATTCAACAAATACTGATCAAGGTGTAAGATCTGAGAATATAAGATCAATTAACGGAATATCAGATTTATCAGATAGACCGCATGCCAAAGAATAGTATTTAATATTTATATAATAATAATAATAAATTTAATAAGAGAAAGTTATGTCAGAAACAAAAAAATTTACAGATCAAGAATTGAGTCAAATTAAATCATTACGTGATTCATATGCATCAAAAATAACAGAATTTGGTCAAATTGAAATAGAAATTTTAGCAACAAAACAAAGAGAAGAATTGTTGCATACGACAAAAGAAAAAGTACAAACAGATTATAAAGAACTTCAAACTAAAGAACGAAGTTTAGTTGAAAATTTAAATAAAAAATACGGGGCAGGTACAGTAGATCTATCCAATGGAGAGTTTATTCCGGTAAAAGGATAGTTTGACTATTTGTTTTCATATTTATAAGAAAATAAAAGAGGAGCATAATAATGGCTGAGAAAATAGTATCACCCGGCGTCTTTACTAACGAAGTCGACCAATCATTTTTACCCGCAGGAGTAGCGGCAATTGGTGCAGCAGTAGTAGGACCAACAACAAAAGGCCCAGCTGGAATACCTACAGTAGTTTCATCTTATGGTGAATTTCAAAATATATTTGGAGGTAAATTTAGTTCCGGATCAGGCGCACAAGAAAATGCATATAAATATTTAACTAGTTATGCAGCACAAGAATATTTAAAATATGC